CGCTGGGTCAAACCTGGCGACGCTCTCGCTGCCCTCGATCACCGTGAACGTGCATTCACTCAGGTCAGGCCACTCCACCTCGGCCATCACGCGGCCTCCTGCCGGGCCTCGGGCGCCGGGTGGTCTGCCGTGACCAGCTCGGGCCAGACCGTCCACCAGTCGGTCGGGAACAGCTCTCGCCGCGTTACCGCGCCGCCGGCCAGCGACTCGAGCGCGGCGCCGTGCTGGTGCTGGAAGGTCCGGCTGCCGGCCTGCCAGAAGTACACGGCCTGGTGGGACACGCCCAGGGCGTCCGCAACGGCGCGAACGCCCCCTGCGGCTTGGATGGCTCTTTGGATTGGTGTCACGGCGTCACTCTACGGGTGTAGACCCGAGTCTACCGCCGTCGACGCACCGCGCGCAACCGATGTTTAGGCTACGGGTATGGCACTCGGCGCAAACGTGAAGGCATTCAGGGAGAGACGCGGCCTTTTGCCGTCAGACATTGCGGAGCGCTCTGGCGTGGCCCTTGGCACCATCTGCAACATGGAAGAGCGCGACAGCGACAGCAGCAAGTTCTTGGTCAAGATCGCCCGGGCACTTGGCGTGACGGCCGAAGAGCTGGAGGACGGCCGCGACCCTCTGGATGGGGGATTGGCCCCGGGATCATCGGGTCAGGTGGATCACTACCTGAGCCCCACACGTGTAAAAACGTTGCCTCTCATGACCATGGAGGCAATCTTGAGCGCGGACCGTCTGCCTGATTTATTCGTGATCGAGATGCAGGACAACTCGATGGCCCCGAAGGCTCCCAAGGGCTGCCAGGCCACGATGCAGCCCGGGAATCGCCCCGAGTACGGCAACGCCGCGCTGGTGCAGACGGCCACCGGCCGGCTGTTCTTCCGCGAGTGCCGCATGAACGCTGACGGCTCATGGACCGCGCACGCGCTGAACCCGGCGTTTCCTTCGCTGCACAGCGAGGAGCACGGGCTGCAGGTGCTGGCGCTGTGCCGGAACGTTGCCGTGCCGTGGTCGTCTGCACCGCTGGTGTCCGCATGACTTCAGTCCTGCTGCTCAAGCTGGGCCAGGTCGCCGGCGCGCTGCTTCTAGCCGCTGGGGTTGCCTCCTGCAGCATGGCCGCAGAGGGCCGCACCACGCCGCTCCTGTTCATCGCTGGCGCCGTCGTCTACGGCGGCTGCCGCCTCGCCGCGTGGCTGATGAAGCGCGAATAGCTCTACGGGTGTTGACCTTCTGAATCTACGGCTGTAGAGTTGCTTCCAGTCGCCCACCCCGGGCGCTGGAGGCAAGATGCACCCCACCCCCATTCGCCACCACGGTGGCACCGCAGTCACCGGCGCGCAGCAGCCGTGGCTCGAATTCGACTTCGACCGCGGCTTCCCTGAGGTGCGGCTCGTGCTCAACAACGGCGTCGAGCTGTTTGAGGCCGGCGGCCCGCTGGACGCGCCCAGCTACATCCCGCGCGGCGGCGCCGAGGTCTTCGATTCGGGCGTCAGTGAGCCGGCGGTGTTCTGGTGCCAGATGCGGGAGGCGTTCTGATGCGCCTCGCCCATCTCCTCTGGATCCGCGCCCAGCAGGCCTGGCACCGCTGGGTGATCGACGGCGACGTCGAGTACCTGGACCAGTGCGGCGCCGACGGCCTGATCGACTCGCTGAGCCTGCGTGCGTTCCGCGACGAGATCGCCAGGCGCGAGTGCGCGGTGATCGCGCTCGAAGTGCGGGCGCGGGCGTTGCGGCAGCGGGAGGTGCGGGTATGACCAAGACCGAACGTCAACAGATCGCGGCTGCGTTCAGGGCTGCGCGGCGGGTGTTTGTTCGTCGAGGGGCTCGTCCTATCTGCTCTGCGCTGCAAGACAGCAGGCACGAGGCCAGAAACGCGGCCAGACGCGTCGTTCAAGGGCGAATCGGAGAGCGTCTGTACGTCCACGAATGGCTGGTTGAAGTCGCAAAAGTGCCGCGCGAATTCATCACCTACGAGAACGTCCGCGCCTATCGCCTCCGTTGGCTCGACAGCTTGATCGAGGAGTTCAGCAAGTGACCCCCCGCCGCACCCCCGACGCATGGCCCGAAACCATGTTCGTCGAGCGCCAGCCCGGGGCCGCGCACGCGGCGTCCGAGATCAACGACGACGAGGCGCGCGACCGCCGCGGGCATGTGCTCGTGACGGCGCTGGCCGGCGGCGTCATCTTCCTGACGGTGGCCGGCCTGGTCGCTGTCGTCATTGCCCACTGGTAACCGGAGACCTGAGTGAACGCCACCGAAACCCGCCCCGCCATGACCGCCGTGGCCCGTGCCGCCCAGCCCGAGCCGGCCGCCGACGACTTCCAGCGCCTGCTGACCCAGCGCGCCTTCACGCCGCAGGACCTGATGCACGGGGACAACCTCGACCGCATCGAGCGCATCGCCGTGCGCATGTCCGAGGGCCGCATGACCGTGCCCGAGTACCTGCGCGGCAACGTTGGCGACTGCATGGCGATTGCGATGCAGGCGATGCTGTGGGGCATGGACCCCTTCGTGGTGGCCCAGAAGACCCACATCGTCAGCGGCAAGCTGGGCTATGAGGCTCAGCTGGTCATCGCCGTGGTGATGGCCTCCGGCGCCATTCGCGGCAGCTTCCACTTCGAGTATCGCGGCGAGGGCTCCGGCCTGGAGTGCAGGGTCGGCGCCGTGCTGCGCGGCCAGGCCGACGTGACCTGGGGCGAGTGGATCGCCTCGTCGGCCATCACCACGAAGAACTCGTCGCTGTGGAAGACGAACCCGAAGCAGCAGCTGGGCTACCTGCAGGCTAAGAACTGGGCCCGCATCTACTGCCCCGGGGCCATCCTGGGCGTCTACACGGTGGACGAGCTGCAGGACATTGAGCCGGCGCCCTTCCGTGCGGCTGCCCCGGCCTCGGCGCCTGCTTCCGGCCGCCCCGAGCTGCCCGCCTACGCCCCCGACGCCTTCGAGAAGAACTTCCCGGCCTGGGCCTCGGCCGTGTCCAGCGGCAAGAAGACCGCGCCGGACCTGCTGGCGATGCTGAGCACGAAGGCCGTCTTCTCGGAGGAGCAGAAGGCCCGCATCCTGTCGCTGCGCGCCGCGCCGCCGCCGGCCGCTGATCCGCCGCAGGAGGACGCGACCGATGCGTTTGTGGCTGCGATGGACCGCGCTGCTGGGGGTGAGGAATGAACCTGCCTGAACGCATTGAGGCAAAGATACTGCGCGTCCCGCTAAGTGGCTGCTGGATCTGGACCGGCAGCGGCGAGCGATACGGCCACGTCTGGATGAATGGAAAGTGCGAACGCGCGCATCGCGTCGTGTTCAAGCTGGCGGGGAATTCGCTGGACAAAGCGCAGCACTTGCTGCACCGCTGCGATGTCGGTGTGTGCGTCAACCCGCACCATCTCTTTGCCGGCACTCACGCCGACAACATGGCCGACATGGCCCGCAAAGGCAGGGCCCGAGCGCCGCGCGGAGATTCGCACTGGACGCGCGGCGCCTTGGAGATGGCGCGAGCGATCGCCAGGGCAAACATCACACGAAGCCACGGCTTCGGCGCCGCCAACAACAACGCGAAGGTCACCGCGTCCATCGCGGCGTCGATCCGTGAAGCGCATGCGGCGGAGCCGCGCACGCCGATGGCGGAGCTAGGTCGTCGCTTTGGCCTTGGCCGTGAGCAAACCCGAAAGATCGTCAAGGAGATCGTATGGAAATCGTGAACGTCCGTCAGGGCAGCCCCGAGTGGCTCGCCTACCGCGCCTCGCACTTCAACGCCAGCGACGCACCTGCCATGATGGGCGTGAGCCCGTACAAGACCCGCGCCCAGCTGCTGCGCGAGCTGCACACCGGCGTCGTCGGCGACGTGGACATCGCCACGCAGAAGCGCTTCGACAACGGGCACCGGGCCGAGGCGCTGGCGCGGCCGCTGGCCGAGGAGATCGTCGGGTCGGAGCTGTACCCGGTGACGGGCAGCTTGGGCAGGCTGTCCGCCTCCTTTGACGGCCTGACGCTGGACGAGACCGAGGGCTTCGAGCACAAGGCCATGTCGGCCGAGCTCAAGGCCGCGTTTGCCGAAATGGAGACGATGGCGCCGCAGCATCGCGAGCGGTCCGCTTGCCGAAGCCTGCCTGCGCACCACCGCATCCAGGTGGAGCAGCAGCTCTTCATCAGCGGCGCCGAGCGCATCCTGTTCATGGCCAGCGAGTGGACGCCCGAGGGCGAGCTGGTCGAGGAGCGTCACTGCTGGTACTGCCCCGACCTGCAGCTTCGCCAGCAGATCCTCGACGGCTGGGCCCAGTTCGAGCGCGACCTGGCCGCCTACGTCCTGCCCGAGGCCGAGCCGCCGGCCCCTGTCGGCCGCGCGCCCGAGACGCTGCCGGCCCTGCACATCGAGGTCACCGGCGCCGTCACGGCATCGAATCTGGCCGAGTTCAAGGCCACGGCCCTGGCGACCATCCGCAGCGTCAACCGCACGCTGGCGACGGACCAGGACTTCGCCGATGCCGAGAAGGCCGTGAAGTGGTGCGCCGACGTCGAGTCGCGCGTGAAGGCCGCGAAGGAACACGCCCTGGCGCAGACGGCCAGCATCGACGCGCTGTTCAAGACCCTGGACGACATCAGCGCCGAGGCCCGGGCCGTGCGGCTGGACCTGGACAAGCTCGTGACGCGCCGCAAGGTCGAGGTGAAGGAAGAGGCGGTGGCCGCTGCCCGCCGCCAGCTCGATGACCACATCGCCGCCATCAACGGCGAGATCGCGCCCTTCCGCGTCCAGGTGCCGCCGGCCGACTTTGCGGGCGCCATCAAGGGCCTGAAGTCGCTGTCCAGCATCCAGGACAAGCTGGGCACGACGGTGGCGGCCGGGAAGATCGCGGCCGATGCCGAGGCGCGTGTGATCCGTGCGAACGTGTCCGCGTTCAAAGACCTGGCGCTGGCCGACGACCTCGGGTTCCTGTTCCCCGATCTGCACCTGCTGGTGCGCAAGGCGGCCGACGACTTTGGTGCCGCGGTGCGTTCGCGCATCGCCCAGCACCGCGCAGCCGAAGAGGCGCGCGAGTCGGCGCGGAAGAAGGCCGAGGCCGAGCGCATCGCGGCGGCCGAGCAGCGGGCTCGGGAAGAGGCGGAGAAGGCCGCAGCGCAAGCGGTGGCGATGCGCCCGGCCCCGGCGCCCATCTCGCAGGCCTACGCGCCCCAGCAGCGACCCATGCTGCCCGTGCAGGGCCCCGCGCCCGTGGCGCCCGCTCCGCGCCCAGACGAGCCCGCCACGCTCAAGCTGGGCACGATCTGCGAGCGCCTGGGCTTCACGGTGTCGGCCGCCTTCCTGGCCGACGTGCTGCACATCAAGCCCGCGAAGGCCGAGGGCGCCTCGAAGCTCTACACCGAGCGGCAGTTCTCGCTGATCTGCCGGCAGCTGCAGTCGCATGTGAGTGCGATGGCGGAGCTGTATGCAAGTGAGGCGACCGCATGAGCGCCGGCGGCACCCTCGCCGAAGCCTGGGCGCAGGCCGAGAGCTTCACGGTGGCGGCCTCGGTCGCCAACTCCACCACGCAGCCGCGGCGCACCTACATGCGCGGCGCGCTGGATGCCCTGCTGCTGCTCAAGGGCGGCG